TAGACATTTTCATACATTTTTAATGTCCAATTGTTATCTTTGTATTTATTTTTATTTTTATCACTATGAATTGCCCTCCATCGGTTCAAGCTCTCTTGCGTGCGAATTCCAACTAAGCAACATGTCTTAGTTGCTCGCATTTTCTCGTGATACCATTTTGAAAATCTTTCCTGCAACTCATAATCCCACATACCTTGCTCAAACCATTCAAATTGATGGTTTGATTCATTGATTGAATTTACAGATAAACCACGTACCCATAATTCTTTTTTATCTTTTTCCCAAGGCAACCAATATGATTGATGCATTGACGTTGCGCACTGAGCCGCCAGTGGCAAGCAAATACGATATACATCAATAATATCTTTATTTTTTTCTAGTTCTAAATCAACATAATCAGTTGTCATTTGATACTGAGCTTCATAGTCAATATGAAATACACCGATACGCCTATTTAATTTATTGGCACGAATATAATCAATAGCTAGATTTAGTAAAACCCCACTATCTTTACCGCCTGAAAATGATACATATGTATTATCAAATTCATCAAATATCGTTTTTAATCTTTGCTGCGATGCTTCGTATACGTTCATTTAATTCAATCCTTTTTAACATACTATAAGCTTTTGATTTTGGTTTTGAAAATCCTAAACTTATTAGTGCTAAATCATTTTTAAGTATGGCTTTGCATATCATTCTGTATGAAGGAACTTTATTTAAAGCTTCAAGTTTTGCTGGCGCTTCGTCTGGTATTCCGTTTTCATAACCCTGCTTTTCCCACTTGCGAATGTATCTTATTATTTTGTTTTTCATTCCACGCCTTAATTGCTAAATCTGCCTTTTCGTTTGCTTCTAATTGTTGCTGCTTGCTTAAAAATCCCCATGCTTCACGCGTAACATCTTCTGGACATTTAATAGCCATACAACAAGCTGCTTGACCAATCCACGGCTGATTATTAGTATTTTTATCAGTTAAGTTTTGTTCACAACTAACAGGCCATTCACTAATAACTTTCATCATAAATTCACCAAATAATTCCGCATTGCCCATAAATGTAATAGCGCGGTTTAGCATAATTCGTCTATCTCTTCCTTGCATATTTTCGTACATACCGTTTTTAAAGTCTTCCCATTTTTCATAGTGGTGAAATTTTCTTTTCATATAATCCTAGAAGCAGCCTTATAAAGTTACAAAAATATTTAATTCAATTATTAATTTATAAATATTATAAGGCTGTATATTTCAAAAAATTACTTCAACCAAGGTGCTTTCTTTTTTTCAGCACCAGAATTTTCAGAAGTTGATGACTTAGCTTCTTTCTTAGCCTCTGGCATTTCAGCACCATCTAATGATTTAAAGCCAGTTACTTCATTTTGAGCTTCGTACTTGATAATTTTGTCGCCATTAGAATCTAAAATAAGTTCTTTTTTGGCGTTAAGTTCGTATTGTGGCTTACCAATACCAACTTTAATTATCAAACTACCGCCAAGCAATTCATCGCTGTCAACAACTTTAGCCAAGCCAATAGCTCGCATAATTTCTCCAAGTTGTTGGCGGCCAATATTTTCAGCAATGCTTGAAGGATTTTTGATATTGATATTGCCAAATACCACACGACCTTCTTGTGATGGGCCAGTAATATCATAACGAATTGCAATGTATTGACCTGTGCCAGCCGTTGTTTTCTTAATCTCTGCTTTTGTGATATTGGCTTCATACCAACCCGCAGGGATGAGGTCATATCCTTGCCCTACTGGTAATTCATCAACGTTGTATTCCATATCTAAACTTGCCATTTTATTTCCTTTATATTAATTAAAAAGTTTGTTACTGAAAGTTACCGCTAAAAATATTACTTACCAAAATTACTTGCTATCGTTAAAGACATTATTTCTCCTTCAATGTAATAGTAAAACTAGGTCTTCCTGGTTTGGTCGTAATAGCGTCAAGAAGTGGTGTTGTAATATCTTTACTTGCAGCTTTCCAAAGAGTTGTATTAATATCCGCAGACCACCTAAACAAAGAGCTAAGATGCTCGGTCAATCCATTTTCAGCCGCTAGCTCTTGCAGCTTATCTGAATCAACTTTACGGTTCATACGTCCGCCAATTTTAATAACATAACCTTCATCGGTTTCGCTTGTTTCAGTACCTTCAAAGGTCTCCTCTAAGCCGATAAGTGAAAGTAATTGATTCTCAATTTCTCGGCGCTCATCAGTTGCTCTTTTCTCCTCATCTTTTAAATATAGCCACATGCTTGATAGGATTGATAGTTGGTTATTTGTTACTGTATTTTTATTGTCTTGTGTATTTTTATTAGCCATTTTGTGAAATCGCCTTAGTAATTGCATCATTATAAGAATCCCAATCAAGCTTAAAGCTTTCAGGGAGTGAGTATCGGTTTTTAGCCAAGTAAGCTGGTTTTTCTTGTGTGAAAATCATACGCTGCCCATTGCTAATCGCTCGGCTACGTTCTTTATTAAAGCCAACATCTTCTTTAGTCACAACTGTTTTATAATTGGCAAAGAATACACAATCAGCCCATTCTTGAATCAATGTGCTTGAGCGTGTTTGTAGTTTTGGCTGGTAACGGTCATAGCTATCAACCTCTGGACTATCAAAGCGTTTAATCTCACTGTGACCAATCAAAATGACATTCATGCCTTTGTCATTACGTAACGCATTAAAACCTTCTAAAATTTCGCGCCATTTTTCAGCCAGGAACATGGCTTGTTTACCATAAGCCAACTCTTTAGCGTCATAAGTCGTTTCAATTTCATTGATTAATACGTTTTCTAACCAGTCAGCAGTATCTAATACTACGGTTTGAAATTCATGATCGTCAGTGTAAAGAATTTGCAACATATCCATTACATCTTGGCTGGATTTAGCTACAGGAAAATAACTTACATCTAAAGCGTCTAAGCCATCCTCTGCACAGATAAAAATTGGATTAGGTGATTGACTGGCAAATGTAGATTTGCCAATGCCATGCGTTGAATATAAGAAAATACGCGGTGGACGTAAATTCTTGCCTTTTTTAATACTGTCTAGTGAAATAGCCATTATGTGCAACTCCATTTTAATTAACGCCAGTCAGTAATCTATTCGGCGAGTGAATTCATTATACCTATATTTTTATAAAAGTAAATATTTAATTGTAATTATTTATAAATATATGATAATATGTTTTTACGTTAGATTTGTAACCAAACATATAAAGGATTAACCGTATGACAGATATTGAAAAAATTAAAGAACAACTGAAAGACCGTAATTTAAAAGTGGTGGCTGAAAAGGCTGGAGTGAGTTATGGACAGACCGTAAAATTTATGGATAACACCGTTAAGAAACCCAGTTATGATTTTATTGAAAAGTTAAAAGCTTATTTGGAGATTTAAAGGAGTAGTAAAAAATGAAAACATACAATGTATCAAAAGAATTAATAGATGAATTATTAAAAGTATTAGCTAATAATTCGTTTATTGATTTAGGTAGTGGCGAAGAAGACAATAATTATGAGGTTTTAAATATTATTGAAAAACTTAACTTATTAATTAAATGTCAGGAATAATTAAAATGAAAGACTTAACATTACAAGTAGCAATCAACGAAGCTAAGCGATTTATTGCCAGGGCAGAGGCTTTGAAAGAAGCTAGAAAAAAGAAATTATCGTATGTATATAAAGGTAAAACTGAATATTATAATAAACCCGCTAGCATACAGTCAGGTTCTGTTAAACGCGCAAGCATGGATTTAACTCGCATGTTGGCTGATTTAAGATTGGGGCGGTGATTACAGTAAAAACCCTTTGGACTGCATATAGTCTATCGGGTGTTTTGCTTGTTTACTCATATTACACTTTGCTTTCATCAATTGCACATTATCATCAGTATTTGCTCCACCTAGCTTTAACGGCATAATATGGTCTAAGTGATAATCTTCTCCAAGCGGCTCTCTACAGCATACACATAATCCTTGCTGCAAATGGTAAAGTGTTTTAATAATTCCTTTTGATAATTTACCTCTTGAATTTTCCATCAACCTTCTTTTGGTTTTTGCATTTTTATAATATTCTGGATTGCTTATTCTATGATTTTTGCTTGTTATTTTTATTTTTTCTTTATTTTTTAATGAATATATTTTAGCTTTCTCGGATATTTTTATTTTATTGTTAATTTTGTAATTCTTATTGTGCTGTTTGTATTTTTCTTTATTTTCAATTTGATATGCTTTGTGTTTTTCTTTATTTTTTTCTCTATATATTTTACTTTTTAATGATATTAAATCTTTATTTGCAATATCATTTAATCTTACACATAATTTGCAGTAACATTTATATCCATCTTTTGTTTTATTATTTTTGTGAAATTCAGTCAATTCTTTTTCTATTCTGCATTTGCCACAAGTCTTCATATCAATCAACCTATTTAAATTATGTTTACATTATATATAAATTAATGTATATTGTAAACATATTTACAACAAAAGGGTATTAATAATGCTAACAATTGAACAGGTGAGAACTCACCTAGAAGACACTAACTTAAAATCATTATCTAAAAAGTTAGAAATACATTACAACACTTTATATTCAGCCGTGAAAGGCACTGGCAACCCAAGTTACGATACAGTTAAGAAAATAAGCGACTATATCGAAAATAAAAACTTGGATGTTAGCCATGGGTAATATTTCTAATATACTTGGACATCCATTCGTACCTTCTGATTTAGAGGTTAGAATATTAGATTCACCAGAGCGTCAGTTAGAAAAAGCTATGTTAGAGAATGGCTTAACACCTCCAAGTGAAATTATATTGGACGGCAAGTTAAGGCGATTTCACAGCGGAACTAGGGGACAAGGCGGTCACGGTGAAAAAACTGGATGGTATGTGGCTTTTAGTGGTGATTTGCCAGCAGGAAAGTTTGGATGTTGGCGAGGTGGTATAGAACTGCCATGGCGCGCCGATATTGGCCGTAAATTTACTATGCAAGAAGAGATGGCTAATACTCGTCGCATGGCAGAAGCCAAAGCCATTCGTGATACTGAATTAGAGCGTTCACATAATTTAGCTGCCAATACGGTAACAACCATATGGAATAATGCCACACACGCAACCAGCGAGCATGGTTATCTAGCGCGTAAGGGAATACAACCTAATGGCGCGCGTGTGACAGGGGATGGACGTTTAATCGTTCCATTATATGACACCGATAATGAATTATCCAGCCTACAATACATTTCAGTCGATGGGGAAAAACGTTATCACAGCGGCGGCTCAACGCTTGAATGCTTTAATGCGCTTGGTACGGATGAGAAAAAATCAACCATTTATGTGGCAGAGGGTTTTGCAACCAGTGCATCTATTTATGAAGAAACAAACCAACTAACCTACATCGCCTACAGTGCATCAAATATTCCAAACGTAGTAAAGTATATCCGCGAAATTTATGGCGCTTCACAATCAATTTGCGTAATAGCTGACAATGATGAAAGCGGTGTGGGTCGTAAATATGCCGACCAAGCCAGTGCTAAATATAATTGTAATGTAGTAATGCCACCAGAAAAAGGTGATGCTAATGATTACAAGCAATCTGGTGGAGATTTAGGTTTATTACTGTCACCTAAAAAAGACGACTGGCTAATACATGCTGATGATTTCAGCGCGCAACCATCACCAATATCATGGTTAGTTAAAGGCTGGATTCAAGACCAAGCATTAATTATGGTACATGGCCCAAGTGGCGGCGGTAAAACATTTGTCGTTTTAGATTGGTGCCTAACCATAGCCAGTAGCATTAATAAGTGGTTCGATAGTAAAGTTAAGAACGGCTCAATCGTTTATTTGGCTGGTGAGGGACATCATGGATTACGTGGGCGCGTAGCGGCGTGGAAATATTCACGCAATGTAGACAAACTTAACATGTGGCTAAGTCAAGCAGGTTGTGATTTAAATACGCAAGAAGGTTATCATCGCGTAGTCAATAATATACGTTCACTAGATGTTATACCTAAAATTATTGTTGTTGATACGCTTCATAGATTCTTATTAGGTGACGAGAATAGTAGTCAAGACGCAAAGACAATGCTGGACGCATGCAGTAAGCTCATGGCCGAGTTTAATTGCTCAGTGTTGCTTGTGCATCATACTGGTATCAATGAAGCCGCCCAAGACCGCGCACGAGGCTCTAGCGCATGGCGTGGGGCATTAGATATTGAGATTAGTATAGTACCCTCTAAAAATGATACTCCCATGCAAATTATTCAACGCAAATCAAAAGATGCAGAATTGGCTGCTGATTTATTTTGCACGCTTGAAACGGTGCAAATACCTGGTTGGTTTGATGAAGATAAAGAGCCTGTGACAAGTGCTGTAGTTTTACGCTCAGAAGGTGTTATCGATAAGCCAAAACAAGATAGCAAAATAAATGAGGCTAAAAAGACAATTCAGCGCGCTTGGTTTGCATCCGATTGTGAAACTAGAGAGGGATGTCCTTATGTTAGTAGGTCAGCATTGAAAGATATTTTATCTAAAGATGGTATTAAAGATAGAACAATTATTAATATTATGACCCCTTCTCGAGATGGTGGATTGATTAATATTTTGATTAATTCCGAAACAATAGAGAATTATGAGCATGGTTATTTGATTATAGATAATGCTTTTTCTAGTGCGTTAATGCTATCTAAGTTGGATTGATTTATTATTAAAATCGGTAGTAATTGCTATAGTAATTATGAATAATTATTTACCCTACTTTACCCTTAGGGTAAAAAGGGGTAAAGGGTAAAAAAGTGACAAAAAACGCATTTTCTTTACCCTCCCTTACCCCTTACCCTTTAGGGTAAGGGTAAAAGGGTAAACATGCAGTTGCGCAATTTTAGGGTAGATGTTTGAGGGTAAGGATTTTTAATAGTTGGATTTTTTTATAAAATACAGTTATTTTTAGTATATTTATAGCATTATAATTATTTACAAATAATTGTTTACTTTTATAATGAGTGTGATATACTGATTTCATAAGTTTTTAATTAAATGGAGATTGGTAAAATGAGTGATGTTAATAGTTCTGGATTCAAAGTTGGCGATAAAGTGTTTGATTTGCGATATGGCAATGGGGTTGTAACTGACATTACAGATAATCGTTATTATTCAATTAATGTTTCATTTGAAAATATATTTAATAATTATTTAAATGACGGGAAATCATTTGAAAAAGATTTATTACCAATCCTCTATCACGGTCACGACCTAATAGTAGAAGTTAAAGAGCCTGAGTATGAATACCAAGTTACATATAAAACTTATGGTAAATATGCTTTAAGTGGAGATTTTTATAAAAATATTGAAGACTTTAAGGATGAACGCAGTGAATATATATTCTGTGCAAAAGTAACTGATATTGAACTATTCGAACCTAGCAAACGCTTAGTAAAGAAAGTTTGATATGATAATTACAATACCAGATTGGGTTATATTTTTAATATGGATTATTACTTTTATAGGAATTATTTTAGAAAATATTAATGAACATTATGAATATTGTGGATTTAAAATTAAATTATTAATAATTTCCATTATTTTTAGTTTTGTTCCATTTATTGGTCAAGTAATTGCATTTATTGGATTTATTGAATTTATAAAGCATAGTAAAAATAAATTTTTAAATAAAAAATTATTTTAATGGAGATTAATATGTTTTTTTATATTTTAGTTGTTTTGGTTATTGGTTTTATTGTATTGGCTTTTATTGGCGATAGAGTTATTCCTGATGGGGATTTTTGATATGAAAGTTAAAGACTTTAGTAGAAGTTATTCAGCAAAAACAAGATTTGAAAATATGACTAAAACAGAAATTGAACAAAGAATGATTGATGATGGAATAATTGCATATTTCAATAATATGCAATCAAATGAATCATCGGTTATAGTTCAATTAAAAATATTATTAATTACTGGTGATTTTAATAAACTTTTTAAGTGTGGTTCAATATCTAGATATAGATTTGAATATACTATTGATAAATTCAGAATAGATTTAATTTTATTTCATAATGATGGCGGAATATCAATAATTGAAGCAAAATCTGGTGGTTTTTTAAGAGAAGTTGTTGCTGGAATAGGTCAACTTTTTGCATATGAACTTTATATTTCTGATAAGTTTAAAGAGGCAAAATATATAAATAAAATATTATGCTCCACTTCTGATGTTAAGGAATCTTCAAAATTAATAAGAATTTGTAATAATGCAGGGGTTAAGTTTGTCCAACTTGCTGAATATGGTGTATTAAGACAAATAAAAAAAGAAATGATTGAATATGAAGAAAGTTTAAATAATGGGTAGACGTTCACCGTTAACGCCTGAACAGTGGATTGAGGTTGAAAGAAGGCACCTTCTTGAAGGTGAATCTGTAAACTCTTTGGCTAAAGAGTTTAAAATAGATGAATCTGCTATAAGACGTAAATTTAATCCGAATAAATCCGAATCTAAAAGTAAGATTAACCCTTTGAAAGAATTGGCTTTGTCAAAAATAGAAGCTGACAAACAAGTAAAAAGTATATCCGAAAAGATAGCTGAACTGCCATTTGCAAAACAACAAATCGTAATGGATTTATCTAGAAGTTTAATGAATATCTCCAATCATCTAACCAGCGCGGCTGAATATGGTGCTCGTACCTCGCATAAGCTCGCTGGCATAGCTAACGCGCAAGTTGAGATGATAGACGATACAAAAATTCAAGATAATACGAAAGTGCTTCAAAACGTCGCTGCGTTGACGAGAATGGCTAATGAATCTAGCGTTATTGCTATGGGATTACTGAATGCGAATAAAGACCGAGTGCAAAAGCTATCTGAACCTGAACGAGAACGTGTTAAAACATTAAATGATTTTTATGGTGAGCAAAAATAATTGCAATTAATAGAAAATAAAGTACCGTTATTAAACCCAAATTTAAAAGGTTTTTATGAATCAGACAACCGTTATTATATTTTGCATGGTGGTCGCGCTTCTAGTAAAACCTATCACACGGCTGGTTTTTGCATATTCTTAGCTTCTCACTATCGTGTTAAGTTCCTTTGTGTACGTCAATTCCAAAATCGCATATCTGATTCTGTTAAAACGGTTCTTGAAGAGTGTATTTATGCAGAAGGATTAGAAAATGAATTTAAGATAACGGAAAACGCTATTGAGCATTATCGAACTGGCTCTGAATTTTCTTTTTTTGGTATTCAGCGGAATATTAAAGAAATTAAAGGTATGGCTGGAATTGAAGTACTTTGGATTGAAGAGGCTGAGGATTTATCTGAAGAGCAGTGGAAAATCATAATGCCTACTGTGCGTGAAGAAGGTTCTAAAATATTTATTGTATTTAATCCCCGCTTTGCTACTGATTTTGTTTATAAGCGTTTTGTAAGCAATCCGCCTAACAATGCAATTGTTCGTAAAATAAATTATGATGAAAATCCATATTTATCAAACACAATGAAAGTTGTTATTGAGGAGGCTAAGCAAGAAGATTATCAAGAATATTTACACATTTACGAAGGCGTACCGCGTGACGATGATGATGAGGCGGTTATTAAACGCTCGCATGTCATGGCTGCTATTGACGGACATATTAAACTTGGATTGAGCATTACTGGTACGAAGCGCATTGGCTTTGATGTGGCTGATAGCGGTGAGGATAAGTGCGCGATGGTTGAATCACATGGCCCATTGTCATTTTGGTGTGATGAATGGAAAGCTAAAGAGGATGAGTTGCTTAAGTCATGTACTCGCGTATGGACACGCGCACGTGATGACAAGGCATTGATTATCTATGATGCGATTGGTGTTGGTGCTACTGTTGGATCCAAAGTGAATGAGCTAAATTCTAACCCAGAAGCTAAACAGAATGTCGAACATCAAAAGTTCTTTGCTGGCGGTGCTGTGATTAAGCCTGATTCACAATACAACAAGTCTGGCATACTTAACAAAGATTATTTCTCTAATGTGAAAGCTCAAGCATGGTATTTGGTGTCTGATAGGTTCCGCAATACATACAACGCTGTGACTAATGGACAAAAGTTTACTGATGATGAAATGTTGTTCATTAGCGCAGATATGCCAAACTTAAACAAATTGATTGACGAGCTATGCACGCCTAAGCGTGACTATGATAATGCTGGGCGCGTGAAAGTTGAAAGTAAAAAAGACTTGGCCAAACGCGATGTGATGTCCCCTAACTTGGGCGATGCGTTCATTATGGCTAATCTTCCTGGTGAGTTTAAGAAACGTTCATTTTTTGGTTAGCTATACAATTCTAAAAAACATGATACAATTATCAGAATTATATTGATTGGGTTATTATGTTTGAATGGTTTAAGCCAAAAGAAGCAACTAAAGCAGAGCCTAAGCGCCCTGCTAATAGCTTCTTTTCAACACATAGAGAACGTGACGATAATAAAATTGGCTTTGGCGAAATAATTAATGACATTCTAGCAAGCCAGCCAATTCAATCTTTAGTTGATGGTTCAATGGATGATTCCTCTGGCGGTTCTTTTACTACTAAAGCATTAGCCGCAGAGCGCTCAAATATTTCAGACGCACTTGTCATGTGGTATAGCTCACAAGGTTTCATAGGGCATCAACTATGCGCTATCATTGCTCAAAACTGGCTAATCAATAAAGCTTGTACCATGCCCGCACGCGATGCAATACGCAAGGGTTATAATATTGTCTCGGTTGATGGTGATGACCTGCCAGATGATGCGATGCGATTGCTTAAGCGCTATGACCGCGCTATGAAGATTAATAGCAACTTAGAACAATTCATTCGCATGGGTAGAATATTTGGCATTCGTATTGCCATGTTCAAAGTTGAATCTACAGATAAAGACTACTATGAAAAGCCATTCAACATTGATGGTATAACGCCAAATAGCTACAAAGGCATAGTACAAGTTGACCCGTACTGGACAGCGCCTATGCTTGACGGTGCAGCGGCTAGTCAGCCTGATACGATGCACTTCTATGAACCAACATTCTGGATGATTAATGGTAAGAAGCATCATCGCTCTCACTTGATTATCTATCGCCATGATGAACCAGCCGACTTGCTCAAGCCTCAATACTTGTATGGCGGCGTTCCGTTACCTCAACAAATTATGGAGCGCGTATATGCTGCTGAACGTGTAGCCAATGAAGCTCCACAACTCGCACAAACAAAGCGCACTAATATTTGGCTAACAGATATGGAAAAATTTGTCGCTGCTGGTGATGCTGCTATTGGTCGCTTGAATGACTGGTCGTTCTATCGTGACAATTACGGCATCAAGCTTGGTGATAAAGAAGGCGATGAATTCACGCAAACAGATACGTCGCTAGCTGATTTAGATAGCGTTATCATGACGCAATATCAAATCGTGGCTGCACAGGCTCGTATGCCCTCCACTAAGCTAATGGGTACACAACCAAAAGGTTTTAACTCTACTGGTGAATATGAAGAGTCTAGCTATCATGAAGAGCTTGAAAGCATACAAGAGCATGACCTAACGCCATTTTTAGAACGTCACCATGCATTAGTGATGCAGTCTTATGTTATTCCAAAGCTTAAAGTTGAGAACATTGATTTAACAATTGCTTGGAATCCATTAGATAGCCCAACGGCCAAAGAGCTTGCTGACACTAACCTTACCAAAGCTCAAACAGGTGCTGCTCTTATCGGCGCTGGGGCATTGACAAGTGAAGATGAGCGCCAACGTATTGCCATGGATAAAACAAGCGGTTATCATGAATTGGGTTTAGAGGATTTACCAGATGACTATAACGAATCGGATGACTACAACGAACAAGAAGGTGATGAAGAGCAAGAAGGCGATGGCGTCAACACGAACAAATCGGACGCCAAAGCCAAAACTGAACCAAATAAAGTGCAAGACCCTAACGGCTAATGCTGGTATTGCTGCTGACTATTCAAAAGAGATAATTAAATTGATTTCTCAAATGTCAAGCGAAATTAAAATTGAAATGAAAGATTTATTTCAATCTGAAAGTTTGCATGGTACAATGGATGGCAATATATCAAGTCAGGCTAGAATTAGATTGAATAAGATTTTAGATAAGTATAATCCATTGTTCAATTCATGGGCAAAGAGGATTACTGACCGTATGATTTCACGCACCATTAAAAATTCAGCTATCACGCTAGGAATGTCATTGCGTGAAGTATCTCAAGATTTATCCATTGATTTCTCTAAAGTTGATAACAGACTTCGCAACGTCATTACCGCTTCTACGGAAGAAGCTGCTAACTTAATCAAATTAATCCCTGAAAAATACTTAGCTGATGTTCAAGGCGCTGTGATGCGCTCAATCACTACAGGCAATGGATTAAAAGATTTAATTCCATTCATGAATACAAAATATGCCATGAATAAAAGACATGCGCGTAATGTTGCTATAGACCAAACAAGAAAATCGTATAATAATATTAATGCAACTCGTATGGAAGCTATTGGACAGACTAAGTTTGAATGGATTCACTCAGGCGGTGGAATGCATCCACGTAAGCTGCACCAAGAATTAGCTGGCAAAGAATATGATTTAAAAGACCCTCCTGTTATTGGAGTGATGTATGGTGAAGAAGTAAGAGGAATACCAGGACAGCTGCCTAATTGCGGTTGTTCTATGCGCCCTATTATTTCTTTTGGTTGATTTTAATTTATAACAAATTATTTATAATAAATTAATGCTAATAAAATTCGGTGCTGTATAAATTAGTGCGTCAATCTCCCCACGCTGAATGATACAAGTACACTGGATAATCGTAACCAGTATTTTTATAGGAATGTAAATGCCACTAGAAAGCGGTTCATCAAAACAGGTTATCTCTCACAATATTGCTGAGATGATTAAAGCCGGGCATTCAAAAGCTCAAGCTGTTGCGGCTGCCTATAGTGAAGCTAGAAAATCTACTGGCATTGACAAGGATGAATCGCATGAACGTGATTTACACGAAGAGCCAGACAGTAACTTAGTTGCATTCATCATTTACACGGATGGCGATAAGATTCTATGGCTAAGACGCACCAAGGATAACTCATGGGGCTTTCCTGGTGGGCATGTAGAAGAAGGTGAAAGCCCTATTGAAGGCGCTATTCGTGAAAGCCGTGAAGAAGTATTACATGTTCCTAATGAAGGCTTAACACTTATTTACAAATCTGGCAAGATTAGGCTATACGGATGTGAAGATGGAGAGTTCTTACCACAACTCAATGATGAACATGATGCATTCTTATGGGCGAGTTTGGAGGACGCTCCTGAACCATTGTTTCCGAAAATTGAAAAGCAAATGGAAGAAGTCGCGCAAATCGCTACGGGAATGGATATGGTCAAAGAAGCAATATCAAAAGCAATGGACAAAAGAGAATACGACCTTAATGGATGGTTTGAAGTAAAAAGCAATCCATTATCTAAGGTCGGCGTATTCCAATATTCTGGACACTCTCTGCCAGACGCGCCAGAACAAGATAAGATGTATAGTGTTTACCGCCCTGCCGAAGAATTAGCGGATGTCGAGTGTTTAAATTCATTTAAGCTACTACCATGGATTGATAACCATGTGATGCTAGGTAGTGAGGATGTAGGCTTAACCCCTTCGGAACAAAAGGGCGTACAAGGTGTTATTGGTGAAGATGTATATTTCTCTGATGGCACGCTTTATGGTAATATCAAAGTATTTTCTGAGGCATTGAGAACACTCATTGATTCAGGTAAAAAAGAATTGTCGTGCGGGTATAGATGTACTTATGAGTGGACTTCGGGTGTATTCGAGGGACAGCCTTATGATTGCATACAAAGAAATATTCGTGGCAATCATTTAGCCCTCGTAGACCATGGTCGCATGGGTGCTGATGTAGCGGTTCTAGACCATCTAGAGCTATTTAATTTCACCGTTGATGCAAAGGAATTCAACATTATGGCTGAACAAGAGAACGAAAGCGGTGGCAATTCTAGCATGACGCTGGAAGAAGCTGCCGAAGCAATTAAACAAATCATGCCGATTATTACCAAGATTCAAGGTTTAATCGGTGGCAGTGAAGGTGGCGAGGCAGAAGTCGCTATTGACGCTGATGAAAAAGAACCTGATGGCGATGATAAAATGCCAGCTAAAGGTGACAAAGCTACAGAAGACAGTGACGATGACAAAGAGAAAAAAGACGACAATAAAGCTGATAAATCTAGCGGTATGGATGCAGCGGAAATTGCTCGCCAAGTAACTGCTGAAATCGCAATTAAGTCTAAATTATATAACACCCTATCTAAACATATCGGCGCGTTTGACCATGCTGAAATGAGTTTAAATGATATGGCTAAATATGGCTTGAAAAAGCTAGGTGTAGATGCACCAAAAGAATCTCGCGTAACATTCTTGAATGCATACCTTCAAGGTAAAGGCGAACCTTCACACGCAGTGGCAATGGACACGGCAAGTAAAGGTAATTTTGTTAAAAAATATCTCAAAAAAGGGGATAAATAATGTCATTGCAATCTGCGGTAAATATCAACTTGGCATTTGGTGTGCCAGGTGAGTTAATCTTTGAAGGCCCATTACGTGTCGAAACAATGATTGTTAACTCAAATGGCGCTGGTAATACGGTTGGCTTTGCTTTCACTAAGAACACATTAACAGGCGTTGCCTCTCTTGGTGGTGTTGTTGGTGGTGGTACAAGCTCATTCACAGCCTCTATTGCAACAACAACCATGACTGTCACGGCTGTAGCTTCTGGCTCAATTCAAATCGGTCAAACATTGGCAGGTATTACTACCCCATGCTTGGTTACTGGTTATCTAACTGGTTCAGGTGGCGTAGGTACATACACTGTTGCTGTATCACAAACGTTCTCAAGTGGTGCTGTCACTGGCTCAGGTGGTGCTCCTACTGCTTACGCGGGTATTTTAGTTAATCCTAAAACATACGCTTCAATTGGTACAACTGCTGGTACATTAACACCAACATTGAACATCACTGATAACTCACAAGGCGAGTTCTTAACAATGGGTACAATCTGCGCTAACTTAGCGTCTGGCTCTGCTAACATTGGTGACCAAGTGCAATACAACGTTGTTACTGGCGCATTGACAGCTATTGCTCCTACAGCGGCGGCAAGTGCAACAAATGCGATTATTGCTAACGCGACAATCTACAAATACCCAGATGCTGGCGGCGGTGGTTTAGTTGCTGTTCGTTTAACTGGCTTCAATTAATAAGGACTAATCATGGCTACTAAAACACAAGAACATAGTCACGTTGCACCGCGCGATGTTGGCTTTATCACAATGGATGCATCAGATGTAAAAGACTATGCAGCCCTGACTGAAATTGGTATTAACATTCCACGCGCGAAAGCAATGGCAATGGCTCAATACGCAATGGATGACCAACAAGGCGGCGTAACTCAAGCATCTATTACAACTCCTATTCAATTCTTACAAAACTGGTTACCTGGTTTCGTTCGTGTAATTACAGCGGCGCGTAAGATTGATGAATTGGTGGGTATCACTACTACTGGTTCATGGGAAGATGAAGAAGTCGTACAAGGCGTATTGGAACCAATCGGTAACGCGGTTCCTTATGGCGACTACACAAACGTACCACTTTCAAGCTGGAACGTGAACTTTGAGCGCCGTACTGTTGTACGTTTCGAAAAAGGTATTCGCGTTGGTTCATTGGAAGAGGCTCGCGCTGCGCGTATCCGCGTAAGCACTTCTGGTGAGAAACGTAGTGCTGCTGCTCTAGCTTTAGAGATTCAACGTAACTTAGTTGGTTTCTATGGTTACAATTCAGGAGCTAACCGTACATACGGTTTCTTGAATGACCCTAACTTACCAGCTTATGTGAGCGTACCTGCTGGCGCGTCTACATTCACGACTTGGAACCGTAAAACGTTTTTAGAAATTAATGCGGACATCCGTACTGCGCTTGCTGGCTTGCAATTGCAATCACAAGATACAATCAGCCCAGAAGATCGAGAAATTACTTTAGCCTTACCTACTAGCAAATATCAATATTTGACAGTAACGTCAGACTTCGGTGTTTCAGTGCGTCAATGGTTAAGCCAAACATACCCAAAACTACGCGTTATCTCAGCACCTCAATTGGTAGCTGCGAACGGTGGCGCGGATGTGTTCTATGTTTACGCTGAGTCTGTAGATGATGGTGCTAGTGATGATTCACGCACATGGGTGCAAGTGGTTCCTGCTAAGTTCCAGACTTTGGGTGTTGAGAAACAATCTAAGGCTTATATCGAAGACTACAGCAATGCAACAGCGGGTGTATTCCTCAAGCGTCCATATGCTGTGTATCGTGCTACGGGAATTTGAAATTAACACTAAATTAACACCTATAGCATAAGATGTGTTAAACTACTCTCTAGTTAATTCTAGGGAGTAGTATTATGAATAAGGTTTATTTTGTTTATTGTTTAACATTTTCAAACAATAAAGTTTATATTGGAATGTCAGCAACATGTGCTAAAGGTCTATACACTAATAGATTTAGGCAACATAGAAATGCTGCTGCAAAAGGTAAGGATTTATTAATATATAGCGCATGGCGTAAGCATGGAGAGCCAGTGCAAACTATTTTAAGCTTGCATGAGGATAGGGAATCATGTGCAATAGCTGAAATACAAGCAATAATAGATTACAAAGCAATTGATAGAGATTTTGGTTACAATATAGCCAACGGCGGACAAGGATTGAATTTTTACAACAATCCCGCGTTATATGAATTGATGAAAATAAAAGTTTGGCAAAATCCAGAAAGAACAAGTAAATTAAAAGAAGCTAATAAAGGTAAGAAGCCATCTCAAGCTACAATGGATGCATATAAGCAATGGCGTAAAACAGATTCAGCAAAAGAAGTTTACGCAAGACCATGGACACAAGAAAGAATAATAAAAGCGTCAGAATCAACTAGATTACAAATGGCAAATGGCGGGGCTGAAAATTTAAGTAAAGCAAAAAAAGGATTGCCAGACCATTTGTCGATAGAAGCTAGAAACTCGCAAAAACAAAAAATAAAAGTATTAATGAATACTGAGTATGGTAAAGATATAGCAAGAAGAGGATATGCTGCAATGGTAAGCAATCCTGAAAATGTTAAAAAGTACCGTGAAGGTACTGCTAAATGGCGGGAATCAGACGCCAATAAAGAAAATTGTAGAAGAATCGCTAAATTATCAGCAGAAAAATGCAGTAAAAAAGTAAAGTTAATTGATAATGATGAAATATTCAACTCTCAAAAAGAATTAGCAAGAAAATTAAATGTATCTGATGCATTAATAAGTTTATGGGTAAAATCAGGTAAAGTAGTAAGAGTATAAAATGTAGTTTATAATTAAAGCGCAGTTCATATTAACTATCTGGAGAGATTAAAATGGCAAGACCTAAAGGCAGTACAAATATTACGATTCAAAAGGAAGCAAATGCGGTCACCTCAAATGATGTAGTGTATGTATTTTCTACACTCGCATGTGACCAAAATTACACGCATTGGGTTAACGCAGAAGGCGATATGCCTATTAAAGAGCGTTCAGTGTTCATCAAAGGTGGTACGGGCGTTGCTAATGACCGGCTAATTACCCCTATTGGCGTAATGACAGCCATTAATGCCGATGATTACGAATTATTGAAATCAAACAAAGTATTTCAATTACACCAAAACAACGGCTTTATTATCGTAAAAGATAAGTCACAAGATGCTGAAAAAGTAGCCAGTGAAATGTCACTTAAAGATGAATCAGCGCCATTGACGGATTCAGACTTTCAAAGTGAAGATAAGTATGACGGTAAAGAAGCCGTATTAGTTAGCTAAATAAAGATAAGGCTAAAAATGACTCACCAATTTGATTCGGCTTCATTCAGGCTTCAATTTCCTGAATTCGCTAGTACGACTACATACCCAGACGTTCAGTTAAGTATGTATTTCACTATGGCAAGTCAGTACATTAGTCCTACAGACGGTTTTATGCTGTCTGGTGATGTGTTAGCCTTGTCTCTTAATTTAATGACCGCACACCTCGCCAAATCGTTCTCCATGATTAATCTAGGACAGACTAGCGTGGTTGTTCAAGGCTCAAGCGAGGGAAGCGTGAGCGTTTCTCTCGTTCCTCCTCCAATTAAAAATGCATTTCAGTTTTGGCTATCAACCACGCCATACGGAATGCAATTAAGAGCTTTACTAAATATTCAAGGCGCTGGTGGGTTTTTCATTGGTGGATTGCCCGAACGAAGCGCATTTCGTAAGGTTGCTGGTATATTTTAGATTTTCACTAACATGAACTTAGCCAAAATACATGCACACCTTGAAGGAATCGTGAAAGGTTACGATAAACTAGAGGCTAAAGTGGGCTGGTTTAATCCAGAACAGGCTTTTATTGCATATATTCATGAATTTGGAGCACCTTCTGTAAATATTCCACCACGCCCATTCATTCGCCCTACTGTGGCGGAACAGCAAAATAATTGGGTTAAGATTATTGCTGGTGGTGTTAAAGCTGGCGTAAATGCTGAAACAGTGCTTGAAGGCGTTGGATTGCAAGCGGCTGGAGACATTAAAAAGACAATAGCCAACTTATGGGTTCCCCCATTAAAAGAATCAACCGTAAAAGCTCGCGCTAGACGCTATGCGAAAAAAGGTATCACTGGCAGTTTAAGAAAGCCATTAATGGATACTAAAATAATGTATAATTCATGCATTAATGTGTTAGGTGACAAAAATGCTGATTGATGTTAGAACATTAGCTAATAGAACAATTCAAGTTGTGAATGATAATATCACTCTCACATGGGATAGGTCTACAGGATATAACACGGCAGCGTCAGGGCAGCGTACAGAAACATTCGCAAGCCAAGATATACAAGCCCAAGTGCAAGGGCTTTCAGCGGCTGAGCTACAACATATAGATGGATTAAACGTACAAGGCGTGATGCGAGCAGTTTACATGTACGGTAATATTCAAGGTGTAGTGAAGGCCGACCAAAAAGGTGGTGACATTCTACATTTTGCCGAGATTCAAGGCGGTACAATTAGACGTTGGCGAGTTATTCAGGTTTTAGAAACGTGGCAAACTTGGTGTAAAGTTGCCGTAATATTGCAATCAGATTAAGGAAATAATATGAATACACTAGGCTTAAGCGGAACGCTTCAAAATACTACGCCTCTAGTAATATTACTGGCAGATACTACAAATAATAGTTCACCGCCCTATTCAATCTCACTTAATTCAACGGCTGGTGGTCGTTTGATTGAATTATCTGTTGATGGAGGTTTGAATTTCTTTGCGCCTGTTTTAGATTCAACAACAACCAATCAAATTGCAGTAGTAATTAATGCACCATTTACACATGCCAGAATAACTGGTGTTGCTGGTAATCTTTGGAGGATTCTATAATGTCATGGCCTAATTCTGGCGGTTCTAATGGAGGTGGTAGTGTGAATAACTTTTTAACAGTAATAGATGTGCCAACGGCCATAACTTTATCAGATGCTAATGTTGGAGCAGAATTAATTTGTGGGAATGGTGCAACAATTACAGTGCCATTGGGGTTATCTATTGGATTTAATTGTATTTTTAAAATGCCTTCTGGCGGCTCTATAACAGTTACTCCAACAGGTGGCACCACTATTAATGGACTTACTGTTCCGATAGTTCTGTCTTCAACAAATTTTACTTCTGCCTTAGTTCCTGGACTAGCTTTAAATACATTCTATTTGTCTGGAGTTTAATATGTTACCGCAATTATTATCAAATTCCGATAGAAGTAAAAGCAAGCTTCTTGCGGAAAAGTGCGGTATACCAATTTTTGATTTAGGTGCAAGCCCCGTTCAAAAAGAGTATGGTGGATTGGTACTTGAGAAAATAACCAATGGTTATAATTATCGTTACAAACCTGTAAATAATCAGGTTATTGTTCAAACATTATTACTTTCTTCTGTAAATGACGCGACTAATACAAAACAAGCAGTTGCCACCTTTGTAATACCTGGTAGTATGGTTAATCAAGGAGATTATGTAGAGCTTAGAATGACTTGTGGTGGAGTCGTGGCAGGTACAAAAGGTTATTTCACATTTAGTGAGTATGGCACAGGTGCTTCTTTATCAGGTGAAATGCAAAAGACCACAGTTGTTGCTGGTACAAATCTAGTTACTGTAGCTTCAGAAGAAAATGGCATGATTCTCATTACTTCTGCAAACTACGCAATGGTCACTGGTAGTGGTCGTAGACCTTATAATAACACGTCTGATATTGTGGTTACGTTTAACTTTCAGTACCTAAGTGCTGGTACAGGTTCAAATGTAACAACGTTCTCTAATCCAACTATTACATACAAATCTTCAGCTATCACTTCAAGCGTGGCGAACATGTCTAACTATCGAGCGCCTGATTTGTTCCCATTTAGAGAAGATACATTTTGGAATGTGCCTTTAGATACAACTGCAACTTACGGTACGCCCGCAACTGACCCTATGTCAGTTTTAATACGTGACATTCGCGCGGGTTCGGCTGACAAAGTTAACGGCACTATTAGTATGTTTAGAAAAGTTGGTTGGGGTTCATCAACAGACCAATCTAAAGATGGGATACCTTTCTATTATTTAAAGGATACTGACCCTATTTGCAGAGTTAAGGTAAAAACAACGAATGTGCCTAGAGCTAATACACCCTACGCATCCAAACCAGTATTCAATACAGATGTCCCGACAACTACGGGTTATATCTATATGAAAATGCCATACAATCAATTGCCATCTGGTCAAACAGGAGATAAGGTATTATATTTAATTTCTGCGGATAAGCGCTGGGCAATAGAAGTAGGTCAGTATGCTTATGATTCAGTAACAAATGAACACTTTTTCGGATATTACTTCATTCATGATTTATATGGATATGGTAATTCCCCTAGATATTATCCGAGATTATCTGAAACAACTGTCTCTTCACAGATAACGGCTTATCAATATGGCTATCAAATGGCTTATCGAGGCGGTGGCACACCTGTTATGGCAGGTATCATTCGCAAAGCTGATTATGATGCAGGAGTCATCAATCACATGGTTAACATGCAGATGGATTCTATTGTTGTAAGAACCAACCGCATGGCTTATGTCAGCAACAATGCAGGGGCTAAGACATTCACTGTCAAACCTAAACAAGCATCAGTTACGCAAATGGATTATTCAACTCTTTGTATAGCTGGGCAAGCTATACAGCACAATGCGGTTAACTATACATGCACAGGTATTAATAGCTATAACTCAGGAACAAATGAAACTACTTTTGGTGTTAATGAAGCTATTGGTGCTATTAACTCAAGTTTAGGTGTTTATTTTGGTACTACTCAGTCATCACAGTTTGACTTTAAACGTAAATGGCCTTTAGGTGAATGTGACGGTACTTCTGATAATCTTGTAGGAGGATACTGTGGTATCATTCCGTTAGGTCAAGTATTCGCTATACCAAAATCAGTTAATTTAGCATCTTTAGGTTTAACTGCAAATGGATTAATGTATGCAACGGCATTACAAAAATATGGCGCGATGCTAGTTGACGTTGCAGGAGGAACTTTCATGTTTGCACAGCTTGAAGATACTGTTCCGAATACTTTTAGAGATGATTTGTATACTGACATCAATACAATTTTAAATAATATCGCACCAGTCACGAATTATGATTATAACCTTGTTTCTGCGGCAATTGCCAATGTTGCAGTACCTAAGCTGCTACCTTTGGTACCTATTTACTGATGCTAACAATTGACGCAGTAGACCAAGATGTTTTTACCGCGTTGCGTACATTTCTTGTGTCTGTATTACCTACAGAAATAGAGGTCGTACAGGCGCAGGATAATGGCGTACCATTGCCATTGGGTAATTTTGTGACAATGAACAATGTCGGTAAGAAGAGAACGGCAACTAATATTAATACTTATGTTGATACTGGTTCAAATCCTAGCAACAAGCTAACTGAAACGCATATTCAATTTGATATTCAATTAGATTTCTATGGTGACATGGCTGGTGACTTTTCAGCTATTGCTATGGCTATGTTTAGGGATGCTTATGCAACAGATATGTTTCCAATTAATATTCAGCCATTGTATGCAGATGACCCAATGCAAATACCATTAATTGATGGTGAAGCGCAGTACATACAGCGCTGGAAGTCTCAAGCAATGATTCAATATAACCCAATTATTACAAGTCAACAAGATTTAGCGAAATCACTAACAATCACACCAAAAGTGATATAATTAACCGTAACCCAAGCCGATTGGCTTTTATTGGAGAATATCTATGGCAACAATACCTATCAGTCAGATTGTAAAAGTCAATCCTGGCGTTCTATCTGCGGCAGGTTCAGCCGTAGACCTTAATGGTCTAATTTTAACCAGCGGATTAGATATTCCAATGGGAACCGTTAAACAATTCGCAAGTGCTGCGGATGTATCAGCTTATTTTGGCTCAACGTCAAATGAAGCAATCATGGCAAACATTTATTTTAATGGTTATACCAATTGCACAAAAACACCTGGCATTCTGTACTTCACGCAATACAACACCTCGGCAGTTGGTGGCTTCTTGCGAAGCGGCTCATTCGCGGCGACCACCCTTGCTCAATTGCAAGCATTAACAGGCATTTTGACAATCACTGTTGCTGGTACAGCCAAAACCTCAACCACAATTAACTTAAGTGGCGCCACAAGCTTTAGCAATGCAGCTACAATCATTCAAGCGGCATTTACCTCACCTGGCTTTACTGTGACATACGATAGCATTAAATCTGCTTTCTTATTCTCAGAGACGGCTACTGGCGTAACATCTACAATCAGCTTTGCAACTGGTACGCTTGCGAATGGATTGTTATTGACAAGCGCATTAGGTGCAGTGACTTCTCAAGGTGCAGCAGTTGCGGTTCAATCTACGTTTATGGATAATTTAGTTAATAGCATTACTCAAAATTGGGCGTTGTTCACAACTACATTTGAACCAGTAACAGCAGATAAGCAATTGTTCTCAGCTTGGGCAAATGCTCAAAACTATCGTTATGCGTATGTTGGATTTGATAGTGATATTAACGCTACTGTGGCAGGCTCAACGACAACTTGGGGTTACTATCTCACTTCTAATCAAGTAAGCTCTTCTGTGCCTATCTATGGTGATTTAACTCACGCAGCTTTCACGCTTGGTTATGCAGCTTCATTAGACTTTGCTAGATTAAATGGTCGCGCCACATTGGCGTTTAAATCTCAATCAGGTTTAGCACCTTCTGTATCAAATTCAAGTTTAGCAGCTGGTTTAGAAGCCAATAAATATAACTGGTATGGTGCATACGCAACATCTAATAGTAATTTTAACTTCTTATATCCAGGTGTTGTTTCTGGACAGTTTATTTGGCTTGATACATTCTTAGACCAAATCTGGTTAAATGCAAACTTGCAATTATCTATGGTTAATCTTTTATTAGGTGTTGGCTCAGTACCATATAATGACCAAGGATATGGTTTAGTTTATGCGGCTACTCAAGACCCAATCTTAGCGGCCGTTAACTTTGGTGCGATTCGTGTTGGCGTGCAATTATCAACTTCACAAAAAGCTCAAATGCAATTCGCTTTAGGTGTTGATGTATCGCAAGCCATGTACGCTAAAGGCTACTACTTGCAAATTGTACCAGCCACGGCAGCGATTAGAATTGCAAGAACTAGCCCAAGTATGACGCTTTACTATACTGACGGTGGTTCGATTCAGAAATTAACTTTAGCCTCAATTGAAATTCAATAAGGGATAACAAAATGGCAACATTAACGAGCGCTAACTCAACACTAGCAATAGCAATTTTAAACCTTTATCCAGTCGCGCAATCTGTACAAGGTTACGCCGCGGATGATGCATTCTCAATTGAGGCAGTAGATCAAGCCGAAGTTGTAATGGGTGTGGATGGTGTAATGTCTGCTGGGTTTATCTTCAATCCAGTTAAATTTACCGTGACAATTCAAGCTGATTCACCATCATTAAAGTTATTCGATGATTGGCAAACGGCGCAACGCGCAGCGCGTGAGGTATATATTGCTAATGCTGCAATTACGTTGCCTGGTATTCGTAAAAAATACACTTTAAATAAAGGTATTCTAACAACTGTACGCGCAATGCCTGATGTAAAGAAAATTTTACAGCCAGTGTCATTTGTGATCACATTTGAATCAATCACTGGAGAGTCATACTAATGGCACGTAAGACATTAATTTATACAGTAGATGCTGAAAATAGGGACAATGGGAAGACCTTTTTCATCAAAGAAATGTCAGCAACTCAAGCGGAAAAGTGGGCTATTCGCGCACTTTTAGCTATCGGCAAGTCAGGTATTGATTTACCTGATGGAATTGAAGGCGCTGGCTTTGCTGCAATTGCTAAGGCTGGTATTCAAGCAATTATGACATTAAACTTTGATGATGCGGAACCTTTACTAGATGAAATAATGTCTTGCGTTCAGATTATCCCTAACCCAATGAATACGGATATTAAGCGTACTCCGATTGATGATGACTTTGAAGAAATATCAACAATTGTTAATCTGAGAAAAGAAGTATTTAAAATTCATGCGGATTTTTTGACAGCCGTCAACAAATAGATTTTGGTGTACATGTTGGCGGCTCAGTCCGTGGTATTGTTAACTATGCGAATGTACCTCAAACCATAGCCACGGCTATATCATCTAAACTTGCGACATTGCATGAGTTAGATACTGTTTACAGCGTTGAGGACTTGTGGGATTTATTGGAGATAAACGCCGTGGATGTACATAATCAAAATCAAATGAATAGTGAAGATTAAACCATGGCTACCGTAATTGACAGTTTATTAATCACTCTAGGAATTGACTCTAAGCCTTATCAAAAGGGTCAGAAAGACGCAGAAACTGCGTTAACTAAATTCGATAAAGCTAACCAAAAATCAGGTAAAGCTGCTCAAGAGCATGCCAAGTCGTTGGCTATGGCTTACTCAAAAGTTAAGAATGAGATTATCGGATTAGCCGCTGCGGCACTTGGTGCTAGTTCATTTGCGAGCTTCTTTGATAAGACCATAAAAGACCAAGCCAATATCGGCAGGCTTGCGGATGATATTGGAATATCCGCCAAGTCTCTTGATGCGTGGGCAGAAGCTGCCAAGCAAGTTGGCGGAACATCAGAAGGGTTGAAAAGCTCATTTGCTGGAATATCCGCAGGAATTACCGCGTTTAAATATGGTGACATGAGCAATAGTGTAGTGACTGCGCTTGCATCACTACAAAACATCGGTGGCCCACAGCCGATTGAATTTGTAAATGACTTCAATGGTGCAATGTTTAAGCTTTCTGAAACGCTTAAAAAATTACCAAGACAAGAACAATTGCGCGTTGGTGGCTTGCTTGGCTTGGATTCTGGCACGCTCAATCTATTACGTGATAATAATATTGAGTTGCAATCAACCATTAGGCACTTAACCGACATCTCAAACGCAAGTGAAGAGAATATCGCTAAAGCGCAACTGGCTCAAAAGCAATGGGAAAACTTTAAAACATCCCTATCGAATGTTGCAACTGCAATTGTTGATGAATTGTTACCAGCACTTACTGGAACTGACAAGGGTTTGGATGGTGTATCAGATTGGGTAACAGAACATAAGTCTGATGTTGTTGGATTTTTTCAAGTATTGATTGCAGTGGTAAAAGCATTAGGAACAGCCATATCAGATACATTTGGCTGGATTGAAAAAATGAGTAGTAAGCTTTTATCAGGCACGAAAATAGGCAATAAAATAGGCGAGTTAACAGCAAGATTTCTGGCCTATGGTGGGTATAAAGAAGCCGTAGAAGCTGTTAACCCAACAATAGCAAAACCAAGTGCCTCGGCAAGACCAGCTACAGCAGCTGCAAGCGGTTCAAAAGCTGCTCAATTGTTAGCACTTGATAAAGCTAATGGCTTGCCTCCAGGCACGTTAGATAAAATATGGGCAAATGAAACAGCGCGTGGCACAAGCAAAAGCAAGGTTTCAAGTGTTGGCGCTACAGGCGATTTTCAATTTATGCCAAGAACAGCCAAAGAATATGGCATGTCTCGAGAGGATACATTTGACTTTGCTAAATCATCTTCTGCGGCTGGCAAAAAGTTAGGCAATCTACTTAAATATTATAAAGGCAATATTCAAAAAGCTGTTATGGCTTATAATTTTGGCGAAGGTAACTTAAATCGCACTGGCGTATCTGGTGCCCCTGCTGAAACTCAAAATTATTGGCGTAAGTTCGCTGGCGCTGGCGTTAATGGCAATACAGCAAAGGTTTCTAGTAATAATTCAGAAGTAAATATAGGAACTATGACTATTCAAACTCAAGCAACTGATGCGAATGGTATAATGATGGATATGAGAACAGCTTTACAGCAAAATGATTTAATCTATGGCGCAACTTTAGGGATGAATTAACATGCCTTTAATTAACTTTCCAGATGTGCCAGTAGCTCCAGGCGTGCCGAATATTAATCGTTCGGCTTATGGCATAGCTGTGTTAACTGGAATATTTGCTGGATTATCAAAATATGGCATTAAAGACCCATTTGATACAACTGCTAATTGGCAAATTACAGACGCAAACGGAGCACCAGTAATTTTGCCCGATTCAGTAATATCTTTTGAATATAAAAAAGATAATAAGGTGTCTGATTATCCTGTAGAGAATGGCTCTTTCTCATCTTATAACAAGGTCACCAGTCCGTTTGATGCTCGTATCATTATGACATGCACTGGGCAAGGGCAAATGTCGCGTGAGGCTTTTATAAAGGCTATTGAGGACATGCAAAAAAGCCTTAATCTTTATACGATTATTACACCAGATAAAAGCTATGCGAGCGTTAATCTTGAATCTCACAATTACAAACGAACATCTAGCAATGGTGTTCGGCTATTAGCTGTTGAATGTATATTTAGTGAAATTCGCGTAACTGGCAATGTAATATATTCACCAGCTCAGCCTTCTGGATATAAAGCTGTAAGTAATGGTAATAGCGGAACCAAACCATTAACAACATCACAACAATCAGCTTTTGATAAATTGAATAATTCGCTTAAGATACAATAATCAATTAAAGTATATTAAGATTAACCATAAAGTATATTAAATCCCCCAAAGTAAAATAATGCAAAACATAGTGATTAAAAATATACCTAGCCAAACATTTAGTACAAATCTTGGAGGTCAAGCTTGTGTTATATCAATATATCAAAAATCAACTGGTTTATTTATTGATGTGGCTAGCAATAATGTTCAATTAGTATCTGGTGTAATTTGCCGTGATAGGATTAAATTGATACGCTATCCATACCTTAAATTTACTGGTGACTTGGTTTTTGTTGATACTCAAGGATTACAAGACCCAACCTATGATGGACTAGGTGATAGATATATTCTTGTTTATTTGGATGCTGCCGAAGTATGAGTTTTATTGAGCGCAAAATAAATGTGCAATTTAGATTGAATGAAGGTTCGATAGATGATTCTGGCAATCAAATACTTGATTTAGCTAATCATCGATGTGAGGTAATCATTGAAAACAAAGGCACGGACATTAATCTAGCCATGTTGCAAATGCGTATTTTTGGTATGAAAAAATCCGACATGGATATATTTTCAATTGTCAATCTTGGGGCATTGATAACGAGAAACAATCAAATCACTGTCTTTGCTGGCGATGATGAAGATGGAATTAACCAAGTATTTAATGGCACAATTATGGTCGCTTCAATAGACTACGCAAGCGCTCCCAATGTTGGATTTGTTGTTACCGCACAAGCTGGTTACATTGAGCAAATAATCCCAGCAAAAGCCAATAGTTTTCAATCTATTGGTTATGTTGCAGATATCATAGCTTCAATGGCTAAAGCAATTGGCTACCAATTTATTAACCATGGCGTTGATACAATATTAAACAATCAGTATTTAAGCGGCTCTATCATTGAGCAAATTAAAACAGTTGCTTATGTTTCTCGCACAGTAGTATCTATTGAAAATGGTACAATTGAAATATGGCCTTACAATGCTTCAAGAGGTGAGGATATTGTATTTATTTCACCAGAAAATGGCTTAGTAGGTTACCCTGCATTTGTGCAAAATGGTATATTAATTAAAACATTATTTAATAAAAATGCATTGATTGGACGTAAAATATCATTAACATCTTCTGTTGAAAAAGCAAATGGTGAATGGTATCCAGTTAAGTCAACACATAGGCTTTCAACATTGAAAGATAATGGTGAATGGTTCACTGAATTAAATGCTTCAAGATTATTATTATATAAGCCAGTGATATAAATGACCGACCAACTACAAAGCACATTAGGAAATGCACCATTTTTAGGTGAATATGAGCGCCTTCAATATATGGTTAGAAATGTATTGTCTGGTGTTCGCACATCATTGCCCGTTGTCATTAAATCAGTAACTAATAGCGGTGGAGTTTCTCCTATTGGGTATGTTGATATTCAACCATTAGTCAGCCAAGTAGCTGGCAATGGGCAAGTATTTGACCATGGTACAATATATAATGTGCCTTACATGCGCGTACAGGGCGGCGCTAATGCGATAATTATTGACCCTCAAGTGGGTGATATTGGCATTGCTTTGTTTTGTGATAGAGACATATCAGCCGTAAAAGATGCAAAGAAACCAAGCGCGCCAAGCTCAAAACGTAAGCATGATATGAGTGATGCGATTTATATGGGTTCTATTATAACCAGCGCGCCGACACAGTATATTCAATTCAATGATGCTGGTATTACGATTAATTCACCCAATGCAGTAAATATCACAGCGAATGTGGCTAATATAACAGCGCCTAGCATCAATTTGGGAGCCTCTGGACAGACTTTGCTCGGTCTTGTTACTTCTGCTATGACTGCGTTATTTAATAGCCATGTACACACCAACGGTAATGGCGGTGCGAATACTGGAGCACCAACTACCACAATGGGCGCTGGACAAATAACAACAACCGTAAAAGGTGGATAATGAAAACATTACTTTTAGATAATACTTCGTGGGATTTGGTGTTAGATGCTGGTGGTAATATCGCCTTGGCAGACAACCCTTATGCAATCGCTCAAGATGTAGCAAGCGCAGTACGCACATTTTCTGGCGAATGTTGGTATAATACAAGCCTAGGATTACCGTATTGGGATAAAATCCTAGGAAAATATCCACCATTACCTTTTGTTGCATCTAAAATAACAGAAGCGGCGCTTCAAATTAATGAAGTAGCACAGGCTAATACGGTATTTACTGAATTTAAAGATAGAAAATTAACTGGACAAGTCCAGATTATTGACGTTAATGGGGTATCAAATGGAGTTACATTTTAAATGACAACTAGCGTACCTAAAATAACATTCCCCTCGACAGGCATTGTGTTGCCACAAGAGACGGATATTCTAGCTGGTGTTCAAGCTGATATTAATTCAGCTTTTGGTGGTGGTGTTAATCCAAACTTAGTAACGCCACAAGGTCAAATTGCACAATCTGAAACGGCTATTATCGGCGATAAAAATAATCAGATAGCCGAGATAGTTAATCAAGTTAATCCTGATTTTTCGGATGGTCGCTGGCAAGATGCAATCGGGCGTATTTATTTTTTAGATAGAATCTCGGCTAGTGGTACGGTTGTTACTGGCCGCTGTATTGGTTTAGTTGGTACGGTGATTCCACAAGGCTCAAGCGCTCAAGATACGAATGGCTATATCTACCAAACAACCAGTGCAGCAACAATTCCATCCACTGGTTTCATTGATATTCAATTTCAAAATTTAACTACTGGCCCAATCCCATGTGCTATTGGCGCATTGAATCGCATTTACATTAAAGTCAATGGCTGGGATACGGTAAGCAATCCAGCGGCTGGTTCAATTGGTGTTGATGTTGAATCTCGCGCTGACTTTGAGTTTAGACGGCGTGCTAGTGTAGCCATTAATGCGGCTAATACGGTTCAATCAATTTATGGCGCTGTATTGAATTTACCTAATGTGATTGACGCTTTTGTGGTTGATAATCCATTAGGCACTTCAATTACTTATGGCGCAACATCTTATAGCATGTTACCTCATTCAATTGTGGCAAGCGTAGCTGGTGGAGCGAATTCAGATATTGCGCAGGCTATATGGAATAACAAATCAGGTGGTTGTGATTATAATGGCAATACTACTGGTTCAGTAGTTGACCAAAATTACTTAGACCCTAAGCCAACGTATACGGTTAAATGGCTTACACCTACAGCCACACAAGCATTTTTTGCTGTGCAAATCACCAATAATCCAAATCTACCCTCAACCATTGTTACATTGATTAAAAATTCCATCATTGCAGCGTTTAATGGTGAGGATGGTGGAGCAAGGGCGCGTATAGGCTCAACTACTTACGCAGGTCGTTACTATGCTGGTGTTGCGGCGACAGATGCCAATGTGCAGATATTGTCAATCTTAATGGGTACATCAACAGGCGCGAGAACGTTCACTTCTATTGCTTTTGGAATTGACCAATTGCCGACGATAGATGCAACAAATATATCAGTTACTTTGGTATAATTAAATAATGCAAAACTGGAAAGACACGATATTATCTCAATATGCCAATAGTCCAACTATTATGGCTATTATTGAAGCATTTAATGAATGTGTAGACCCAAGTACTGATATTGATAATTTTTACAATACGATTTGGAATGTAGCAACTGCTAATGATGTAGGTCTTAACATTTGGGGTAAGATTGTTAATGTATCTAGGTTTTTAAAAATAACTGAAACACCAACTTATTTTGGTTTCAAACAAGAATTAACAAGTCAGCCATTCAACCAAGCCTCATTTAGAGATTCTCAAGCTGCTGCAAATACGCAAGTTTATGAATTGCCAACCGAATCATACCGTACATTGATTATGGTTAAAGCAATGTCTAATATTACAAATGCTACCGTGACATCATTAAATAGATTATTATTATATCTATTTCCCATGCAAAGGGCTTATGTACAAGATACTGGCGGTATGTCAATTCGCTATGTATTCGAGTTCAATCTAACACCTGTGGAATTAGCCATATTAACGCAATCAGGCGCTATTGCTAGACCTGCTGGAGTTGGCGTATCTATTATGCAAGTTGCACCATCTAAAACATTTGGATTCAAGCAAGGATTAGGACAGCCATTTAATCAAGGCGCATTTTTTAACAGAACACAAGGAATAACCAATGCTAGCTAGCTCAATTCCAAGCAAGATACAGTTACCGTTCGCGAGTAGCGGTTCAAAAAATACAATCCCAGTGCCATCACAGATTAGCATTACCCCTGGCGCGGCTTCATTTACTGACGGATTCCCTCCACTCAATTTAACGCCAATTGCCTCTGGCGGTATTCCTCCTGATGGTTTGGATATGAATGGTATTTTGAATCAAATTACAGCCGTGCAACAATGGCAGTCTGCTGGCGGTTCATTCAAATATGATTCTACTTTTTCCATAGCCATTGGTGGTTATCCTGCTGGAGCTGTATTGTTAAGCACTGACGGTTTAACTGAATGGTTAAATACTACTGATAATAATGTTAATGACCCAAATGGAGCAACGCCTACAGGATGGATTCCATTATCTAGCTATGGCGCTACTACAATTAGCGGATTAACCAACACGAATGTTACATTAACCGCAACGCAATACAAAAGTAATATTATATTTTTAACTGGTACACTGACAGGCAATGTGCAAATTATCATGCCTACATTATATGACCAATGGTTAATTATTAATAATACAACAGGCGCATTTACAGTTACGGTTAAAACTGCAAGCGGTACGGGTGTAGTGGCCGTATCTGGAGCTACGCAAGTATTTTGTGAGGGTACAAATATAATCTCTCAGACCAGCCAAACATTAAATACTGTAGGTATTCAAGGCTCATTCAAAAATCTACAAGCCTCATCAACTGGATTAAGTGCAAACGTATTAGTTTTAGCTGATGAAATTATTGTAGAAAATATAAGCAATGCTTATCAGACATTGCGTAACGTATCACTTACTATCGCAGGAACTTCGGTCGGTGCAAACGCTTTAGACAATGGAACGATTGCAGCAAGCACATGGTATTCAGTTTGGGTTATTTGGAATGGCACAACTACCGCAGGTTTACTGTCTCTATCAGCAACAGCTCCAACTATGCCGAGCGGTTACACGCATAAAGCGCGTGTTGGATGGATTCGTACTGATGCTAGTGGTAATAAATATCCATTGTCTTTTATTCAATTTGGTCGGAAAGTTCAATACAAGGTCGTAACCAGTTCCAATGTTGCAAACATTCCGATTTTAGCCAGTGGGGCTGCAGGTAACGTTTCTACACCAACATGGGTAGCTGTCGGAATTGGTAATTATGTTCCCAGTACCGCTTCTCAAATTGATGTACTTTTAAATGCAGTAAACCAAAATGTAGCTATGGCTGCGCCTAATAATGCTTATGGGGCATACACATCAACTACCAATCCGCCACCAATGAGTATGGCTTCAACTACTCAGGGTACGGCAAATGCGGGTTTTGGCTGGTCATATATGACAAGAATGATGACAATCGAATCTGCAAATATTTATTGGGCTTCAGGCGGTAACGGCTTATTGGCAGCAATGGGTTGGGAAGATAACATTTAAGGAGATTAAAATGGGTTATGCGGTTAGAAATGATGATAAAGGATGGAGAGCGATTGATAGCAAAGACGATTGTGCGTCTGATGAAACTTATAGCGCAACTCAACCTCCTCAGATAGAAATTGAAATAAATTTTAAAGCTCTGAAGCAGTCTGAAATCGACGCATTAGAAGCTAGTCAATACATGACACGTGGCGAGCGTGAAGGCTGGCTCGCACTTACATTAAGTCAAGCGGCTGCGCAAAGTATTAGCGAACCTACGCTATACTCTAAAAATCCTTTCTATAAGAAACTTAAAGACATAAATACGCAAATTACCGCGTTACGTGCTGAGTTGAATGCGATTGTATGATAGCGCTATACATTATCAACCCATTAACGTTATTGCTCGTTTATGTCGCGTGGGCGCACGTTAACGGTGTTGTACTTAAAGCTTTGACGATTGTCGGCGGTTTGTTAGATTTCGCCGTTAATGTCACATGGTTTACAATCATATTCATTGAGATTCCGAAAGAATACTTGCTTACTAAGCGAGTTGAGCGTCTTAAATCGACAAGCGGTTATCGTGGCTGGCTGGCAAATACGATATGCAAGTTACTCAATTACATTAAAGCGGGGCATTGTTCATGAACATACTATTGTTGGTGTTAATCGTTGCAATGCTGCCCATATGGGCGTTAGGTCTGTATTTGTTTATCAAAGTATTAATACTTCCGAACGTACCACCAGCAGACGTGACTAACCGTATTAATCACATACGTATCGTGTTTTATGCAATTCAACATCCTGAAAAATTTATCTCAATTTGCCCGTGGGTTGGTAAAGATGAAGCTGAAAACGTTAACTATTAATTAATAAGAAAGTTTTAATCGTGGAAATAAAACAAGAACGTAGAAAAACCTTATCTCCTGAAATAGTTGCAATTCACGCGAGGCTCGATGCTGGCGATAAGGAAATGAAGTGGTTAAAAACTAATCTAGCCGCCAATACTATTGCTACCGAAGGTATGCAAGCTGATGTTAAAGCCACACAAGAATCTGTAAAAACTACTCAAGCTGACGTTAAAACCATCGCGCAAAACACGCAAGGCTTGGTTACACTAACGACAGAGCTTGAAGCAGGTACGCGATTCTTATGTCGCATGGCGCTTGGTGTACGATTCGTTCTTAAAGAAGTTATTGAACCGTTTTGGAAACCTACGTTAATATGTTTTATCACATGGAATTTGTTGTTTAATCATAGTTTACCTGTTTGGGCGAGCGAATTTTTAAAGATAGTTGGAGGCTAACATGAAACCGTGGTACAAATCAAAAACAATCATTTTTAACTTAATAGTGGCAATTCTTATTGCCATTGAGGCAAGTTTTACTCTATTTCAAGACGTATTACCTGCAACTGTTTATGCTGTACTTGCCACGATTTTAGCTATAGGTAACGCAATTTTACGCGTATTATCTAATACATCTATATTGGGCAGTCCTACAATATCAGAATCCCCAACAGAAACCACAGCACCATGATAAGCGCTAAAGAACTGTCCGATATTGCAGCATGTTCATTAAGTCGAGCTAATGCGTTTATTAATGCTATCAATAGGACAATGGATAAATATTTAATTAATACCCAATTGCGCCAAGCGCATTTTCTAGCGCAAATATTGCATGAAAGTGGTCGGCTGGTTTATGTTCATGAGATTGCAAGCGGTGTAGCTTATGAGGGTAGAAAAGATTTAGGCAATACTCAAGCTGGTGATGGCGTTAAATATAAAGGTCGTGGACTAATTCAAATTACTGGTCGCGCCAACTATCAAACAATTAGCAATGATTTTGGTATAGATTTTATTACGCATCCTGAATTTTTAGAAACTGCTGAAAATGCAGCTTTATCGGCTGGCTGGTTTTGGGATAAGCATGGTTTAAATACTTTAGCTGATTCAGACTTATTGGTTAAAATTACTCGTGTTATTAATGGCGGTCAAAATGGCATTGATGATAGACGTGCATTACTGGTTAAAGCAAAGAAAGTATTAGGTATTTAATGCTAACTTGGACAGCGATAAAACTACTTTTAAGCAATGCATGTGGCTTCATTCTAGAGCATTGGCAAACTTTTGTATTTGTTTTAATATGTTTGTATGCGTGGTATGAACATAATGCGTATAATGGCGCAAAAAGCGACATACAAGCTTGCCAATTAGAAGCTAAAACTTTTAAACACCAAATCGACGAAGCTACATTAAAAGCCGTGAAGGAATCAACCGTTAAACAAGCACAATCACAATCTAAATATGACGTAGCGAGTTATATCGCAACTAACCAAATAAATGCAATCACTCAAACTAAATCAATCAAACAACTCACAAAATCAATTAAGGATACTTATGAAGCTAAGTCTATTGAATATAATATGGTTCACGGCACTGGTATCATGCTCACACCAACAAGTGATAGCGGTACAACCAAAGAAACTGCCAGCAATACCGAAGGACTTGCCACAGGTGAACCAAACACCGACCCAGCCTGTGCTGGAGTACGTACTGAAAAAAAAGATTTAGAGCTTGCATGTGCAGCAACTACGGCATATTTTAATCAGTGCCGTAGCTTGTTGGATGCTGATACTTTACTCTATGGGCGTGAAGGTGAATAATTAAGTTGCATAAAAATAAAGCCAAAAATTAAATGGCTATTTTTACAAATATTTATTATCTAAACAAACTCGCCTTGATTTAATCTATGCTTTAGAGCGTCTGCAATAATATCATCCATTGGTTTTTTGTGAATGTAAGATTGAACGGCTAAATATTTTATAACATGCCATGGTAAATTAATCGTTACATCATCTTTTTCGTTTACGGTTAGCAATTTATCTATTCCTTAATTTTTCACGTTCAAAGTCTTGTCTACAATTAGCATCACACCATCGCTTGGTTAGGCTTTCGTCAAAATCCTCGCCACAGAATAAACAATACCCTTTAGCCTCTATTTCAAGTTTATTAGCTTTGCTTGATATATACTTAATGGTTGCATAACTTGCTTTCATTTCTAACTCACTGGCTACATCTAGTTGGTCGCTTAGGTGTTCTTTCATTTATAACATCCGTAAAAAAATAACCATTAAGGTTATTGTTGATAAAATTGCTACATAAATAAATACTCAACAGCCATAAATTCAATAGCGTTTTACATGAATATTTATTTATTTAGTGAATGCTTACGCCAGTCAATCGTCAGTTTTCTAAGCCATGAATTGCTGATTGCATTTGTTGTATTCAAGCTTCGACTGCTTAGCTCCTACTCCTAAAGTTACGCTTTTCTAGGTTGCGTCTGTCACTCATGCACAAGTGATTGATTCCTGTGGTTACTTACGGTAACCAATCGCCAACTAAACAGTGGGAAAATGAAGTAAAACCACGTTCGGTTGGATTAGTTTTTATATTAACATAAATTATAAAATATTGTTCATTTTTCTACAGCATATTATAAACAGAATAACCATGCCATGCCATATTGATATATGGCTTAGGGGTGTGTTTAAACTTCTCTGGCGTGTTTTCTAATGGTGAATAGGTATTTACTATATCTGCACTAATTAGACCGCTTGCAATAGCTTCTTGTATGTGTGCTGGCATAGTTGAAAGACTTCTTTCTAAGTTCTTCTTAACATTTTGTACTAAATAATGTGCCATGTCTTTTTCTTGATACTCTTTAAAGTTTAAAACATTGATAGCTTTATATTTTACATCGCGAATATTAGGCGATGCGCTTAATAGATTATGCTCTAATAATTTCATAATATGTCGGCGTACCCGTTGCTTTTGTAAACCAAGTAAATTTGTAATTTCCATTACTGTTAATTCATGATGCGCAATAATTAGATTATATATTTCTTTATTGACTGCTTGAAACTTTACCTTAACATCGGTGTTATTCACAATATCTCCCCATTGGTGCAATTAATGTCTAATAGCTTTTTATCCCATCCGCTTACCTGGTTAATAGTATCACTAACACCTTTTTGATAAGCTAGCCATAATACTTTAATTAAAGCATCGTCAAAGTTATCAGTTTTGGTGAGTTTGGTTGAAAATTCTTTTCTTAGTTCGGTTATGTTAATCATTTTGTAATAAACCATAAATAAGCAACGAAAGCCAATAACGCTAAAATTCCATATAAAAAGTTTGCTAAATTACTGCCAATTTCAAGCATCATTCTCTCTTTTCAATTTTTTAAGTTTCGCACGTCTACGGCGGCGTGCTTGAGTTTTAGTTTCTTTCATATAAAGCTGCCGCATCTAGGACACCTTGCGCCTTTAAATCCACTTATTTTGCACTTACTGCACTTATTCATTGGATGGAATAGCATGATCACTCCCTTTCATTGGTTAGCCTTTTTCGCTCTAGGTGGCTTAATAATTGGTGCAAAGTTAGAGTTATTTACACATGCTTTAAGTATCATTATTCTTTGCTTCAACCCTTCATTTTCTAGCTTGGCATCTATAAAGTTTTTTTGCATAAACTCTAGCAATACTTGGCGCATGGCAATAGTTTCATTACCCTGATGGCGACTCAATAAAGTAGATTCGGATTTTTTACCGTCATAGGAACTATGCTCATACTTGGTTGTTTGCATAGTTTCAATCAAGTCATCTATTATTTGCATCACTCACTCTCTTTCTGCTTACTTTTTATGGCCGCGTCGATGGCTGGCGATATTGGTAATGGTTGCCAGTAGGTAACTTTATGAATTGTCGTATTTCTTACTGACCACCATTTACCTTGTGAAAAGTAACATTCATTTACAGATATTTTTTTATCACCCCTTAAAACACCAGCAGCCAGCACTGATTTAATTTCATCTGGCAAAATATCATCCACACTAATCCACTTATCCTTCCGCAACTTCGCAACTTCTGCGGTTAGGCGGGTGATTTCTGCTTGTTTATTATTAAACATTTGTTCAATAGCTTTATATAAATTTTCATCTTTACATGTTAATGGGTATATTCCTGCGTACCAATTTTCAAATTTCGTTTTAATCTCCATAACTATTCAACATTTCCGAGTGCTTTTTCTGCTGCATCTTTAGCATATCCATCATGCGAGTAGGTTATTTGAGTTAAAGCATATTTATATCTCGCACACTCAGCCTCAAGCTTGGCATTTGTGGCGGTGAGTTCAGCTATTTTTGCATCTTTGACAGCTAAAAATTCAGCGACAGTTCCATAACAGTTTTTACATTGCATATTTATTTAACCTTTCCTAGCGCTTTGTAAGCAAAATACCATGCTCTATTTTTCATTGATTCGTAAATGTAGTCCTTACCTTGCGAGTCTTTATATTCTTTAGTGGTAGTCAGCATGGTTAGTGCATCCTCCAATTCCTTAATCCTGTCAGCTTGGGATGGTGGGATTGTGTAGAGCTTAGTCGGCCATAATGACCAAGGAAATTCACCACTAGTTCTTCTTTTATTAAGTTCACTAATCATATGTACGGTTATTGCACACACTCCTTGTGCGTCTAAATATGCTACTGGCTCCTGATCACCTGTTAATTCTTTGGCGAAGGCTAATAACTCAGTTTCATGAAATGCTATAGTCGGCGTATCATTTATGTTTGTATAGAATGCAGCCCCACACTTCAACGCAATCTCTTTTATTTTTTCGATGGTCATTTTTAGTCCTTAATATTATTATCGTTCTTGTAGTCTTCAATGGCATAACAAATACCTTCTTGCACATGCTCTTGAATCCATTCTAAACTTTTACCCGCCTTAACATATCCATCTACAATGCCATCTAGCAATATATCAAACTCTAATCTACTATCAAAAATACTCATTCTCACTACTCCTTACAGTGTTTAAGTTGGCGTATGGCATCTGAAATATCAACGCCTGAATACAGATACATTTCTTGTGCTAAATCTGCGCAGCGTTCTATCACCTCAGCATCGCGCTTATCCATATTTGGTGTTGGGGTGGTGGTTGATAGGGATTCCTCAATAACAGCTTTTGCATGGCTATTAACCCACAGTCTATGTTCTTTAAGATATTCCAAAGCCTCTGTCAGCTCTTTAACGCGAGATTCTAGGGCTAATGTGTTGGATTGATAACCATGCCATGCGCCATCTATGTGCGGCGATGTATAACCAATACCAAATTTTACAAAATATGACGGCTTATCATAATTTGGAATGTGAGTTAAAAAATTTATTGCGTACCACTCTTCAAATTTTTGTCTAATATCACTCATTATCTAATCCTTAACTTGGTTATTGGTTAACTCAGGCTCAATAGCTATATAACCATCGCATTCAATTTCATCTTCATATGTCCTAGTTGAATATTTGCAAGTAGATAAACATATCCTCAATCCTGCATTTTTACCCATACTAAGAACAACACTTTCTAAACATGAAGCGCAGTTAGCCATCATCTAATCCTTACTTATTGTTAATCATGGTTATGGGGTTTGCTGATTAATTTCTTAGTAAATGTGCCGCATATTCAATTAAGTAAATCTTTGGTGCGAACGTGATTTGCAAAATATCTGAAAAACTAACTGCTGAAATAATTATGCTAAATAATCCTAAAAATTCAGTAACTAGTAAAACTGCACCATCACTAGATTTATATAATTTTTTAGTGGAATGTACGCATAAAATTATTGAAATTATAGATAAAACAAAATACAAGATAGCTTCTGTTAATTTCCATACAAGTAATTGATGGATTAATTCTGGTGCTTGCGCTGTGACAAAATCAATTGTTTTACCTGTTACAGATTTAACGCCATCTATTGCCTCTCCTGTTACTGCTGTAGTTTTATTTATTACGCATATCAAGGCTTCATCTAATGCTGAATTTTTGCTCATATCATTTCCTTTAGTTAAATATTCCTGCCAGATTAGAGAGAATGTCGCTCTATGAGGTTAAGCTGCTTTCTTTTCATCTTCACCACGGTAGTAATTCCCACCAGCAATAGCGTTCATGATTACTTCTTATCCTTTTAAATTAAGTGGTGACAGGTTACTCTCATCCTGCCAGTCGTGCATCAACCGATATGGCGGGTATATATTCGACAGGTGCCAGTGTTTAGTCTTTAATTCACTGGTTATCTAATCCTTAAGAACTAATAACAAAATAAATAACAACACACATAATTACTACGCAGCTAAACGCAATACCTTCTAGTATTGGTATTAGTAAAGATGGTTTTTTTGGTTTATGGTTTTTGTAGTCTTTCATTTCACAACCCTTCCACAACTAACCTGCGTCCATTCACGGTTTAAATATGGGTGAGTTTCAATGCAAGCTTCTTTTACAGATTCTAAAGCGGTAATTTTATCTTCATAATCTTTTAGCCATGCATAAACAATTAACATTGCAATTACGCCAATAAATAAAGCTGCATAAAAATATAAATGATTAACTATTTTTACTGGATATATTTTTGTTGTGGTTTTCATTAAAATATATCCTCATCAGTTAAATTAGACTTATCTGAAATATAAAGTAATTTACTAATTTCTTCTTCTAACTCATTAGCTTGCACAAAAGCATCTGCTTGAATTTTTTGTTTTTCAGCTTTAAGCGTTGCAATTTTGCTATTAATAATTTCTTCATTGCTAATCATGTTTAATGAAACGGTTGCCTCACCAATCAGTGTCCAGCCATTCATTGACATATCTGCTTTGGAAAAAGAAATTTCATTAATTATCATATCGTCGCTAGGATTATTAGCTACTGATAACGATGTATATTTTCCTAACCATGCTTTTGTAGTACCATTAATTTTTCTCATTTTTAATCTCACTTTCAATATAATTAACAACTAAATCAATTGCATTGCCAATATCTTTAGGGCATTGCATTTGCGTATCATCTATCTCACCACGCCGCCATTGATTATGAAGCTTTAAAACTTCGGCGGCTTCTGGTAAGGTTATGTTTGTGTAAGTCATAAGTTATAATATCACACTCATTATAAAAGTAAACAATTATTTGTAATTATTTATAAATAGTTAAATTATCAACCTCTACAGCCTTTAAAACTTCCAGCTTTGCGGCTTCAAAACCTTTGCAGATAACAGCGTTATAGCCAATTGAATTTAAATATTCAATCCAATCTTTTTGCTCTGGTGAAACTACGCCACCTTTTTGGCGCTTCATCTCAATGAACAGCTTTAAGCTAGGTATTTGAATATCTGGGATGCCTCTTGTGACGCCTTCTGCGGTTAGATTCATGGCAGTTGAAGCGGTTCGTAATCCGCCATTGGCTACTGCGAATATGCGGTGCTGTGGATATGTTTTTCGCATCCATGAAACAAGTCGAACTTGCTCTAGGTGTTCGCTAGGTAGTTTTTCTTTTTCCATCAAAATCCAACCTCCAAAATCCAATCATCACAAACATTTTCTGTAGCTGCATGTTTTTCTGGTGGCTCCATATTGACTATAGCGCATACACCGTCAATGGAATAGTTTTCACAGGTGTGACAAATACGTGGTGTTCTTGTGGCTATATCGCGCCACTGGATGAAGAAGAGGGGCTCTGGGTGCCTAGGCATTGTAATTCCTTTCAATGATTTTAAAAAACTTACCATCACGCTTATAATTTAATAAGGCTGGAGGCTTTCCTTTATTCATGAGTTCAGCTATATCAACCAAATCAGCTTCATCATAATTTAATTCAACTTCCGCTTTATTGGCTATTTCTGCTAATAATTTACGCGCTTTAATACCAGCCCAACCGTCATGTAATATGGTTATATACTCATTAATCGCAGGGTCACTCAATCCGCCATAATAACTCACGGCTAGCATTTCAATGCCGCTAGTTTTTGATTTGTGCTTTTTCCAATGCCATGAACTAACCTCTAGCTCGCTCAAACCAGTCATAATATCATCGGTATGCAATACCAATAATTTCTCTTTAGGTGGTGGAAATGGTGTACCGCAACATGGGCAGATTGGTGTTGAGATATGTACTATTTCGCTGCATACTTCACATAGTCTTACTGGTGGTTCGCCGTTGCCGCTTCCTGCTTTACGCGGAGGGCGAATATTTGTGACTGGCCCATGCTCTGCAACATTACCGCCAAAATCTAATACAAGGCACCCATTTGGCTTGCTTCCTGCTGCCATAGCAGCAAAACGACCTTCTTTAGTATCTAAGCCATAGCCATTAGCGTAAACAGGTCTACAACCCCTCACCGCTTGTTGTAGGTACAGTCTTGGCGACATTGTAGGTCGCACTAAAGCAATGCAGTCAATTTCAGGGTCATCATAGCCTACTGATAAAATATTAATATTAACAACGGCTTTAATTTCACCTGCTTGATGCTGTCTTAATACTTCATCTCGCTCACTGTCTAACATATCGCTAACAACAAACTTTGCCGACATGCCGCGCTCATTAAGTAACTGTGTTAAATGTTTGGCATGTTCCGTACCTGCTGCAAATACCAATACTTTTTTACGTCCAAATGATTTTTCTATAATCTCATTAACCACATACAAGTTATTGTCACTTGTATCGACTGCGGCTTGTAACTCTTTATCTATGTATTCATTTCCGCGCTTATGCACACCTTCTGTGCTTAATGTGTGTTTGGTTGCTTTGGAGCTTAAAGGCGCTAAATATCCGTCATGCACCAACTCTTCAATCGTAACTGGTTTAACAATCTCTTTGAATAGCGGGCTTTCTCCATCAGTAATTAATCCATGACCCATACGAAATGGACTAGCAGTAAGCCCTACAAGGCGCATGCTGGGATTAATTTCCAATAAAGCTGCGATTAGTTTACGATAACCGCCTTCGTCCTTGTGGCTAATCATATCGCACTCATCAACAATCATTAAATCAATATGTCCGATTTGTTTAGCGCGGTTAAGAACTGAGCCAATCCCTGCATACAGAATAGGCTCACCAAGCTCGCGTTTATTTAGACTGGCTGAATAAATGCCAAGGGGGGCACCTTTCCATATTGAGCGAAGCTTAGAAGCGTTCTGCGCAATTAATTCTTTACTGTTGACACACATTAATATTTTAGTATCGCTCCATTGCTCTAAAGCATCTTTGCACATTGAAGCGATGATTACACTTTTACCGCTTCCTCCTGGTAATTCTAATACTGGATTTCCTGTTGGATTATTTCTAAACCAGTCATACAACATATCTACGGCGCGAGTTTGATAGGGTCTTAAGCGCATGATGCAGCCTTAAATATATGTTCGCCAATTAACGGATGTACGCAATTTCTAAGTATTTGTGCTGGGCAGTGATTAGAGCCATAATAGATATTTTCTTCATAGTGAATTCCTAGCCAATCCATTAATTCTTTTTTTCCACGTAGGTTTGATTTATTAATAAATCCAGCAGGTCTAGCAACATCAAAATAATCAAATTCGAAGTTTGACCAGAATAAATGTCTACCCATTTTCTTAGCTGGGATTAGCGGCTCGTAATATGGATTTACATTTTCAACAATCCATTTACCTTTAAAAAAGTTTTGCAGAAATATTATTTCTTGATACAAAGCCATATCTGGGTAACGTTTTTTTTTGTGCCTGGTAGCCTTATTCATCTTGCTATGTGTTTGGCATGGAGGGCTTGACCAGATAAAATCAAACTCTTGGTAATGTTCTAAAAGATATTCATGGGCATCACCTAAAACAACATCATCATTAGGATATAAATCATGGTAAACAGCAGCTATTTTTGGATGCTGCTCAACCGCAACAACGTCAACACCAGACCAATGTTTTCTATTTCCGCCAAGTCCTGCATACAAATTTAATACTTTCATTTTTTGTTCCTTGTTTTTTAACATTTATTCTTTATAAACCATCACACGCTTCAACTTGGTTGATGTAGTCTTATATGATTTACCATCCGCATCGCTTATAAATTCACGCTTTAATGATTTTTGCTTGGATTTGTATTCTTTACTGTTAATTTCAACCAGGTAATCACGTAATAATGGCGCGCCGATTAGACAGCAACGCACAAGCGTAAATGGATTTTCTATATGAACCATAGTGCATAACATGCAACCATATTGATGCAATTCAAATGGGTGTACTTTAATAGCCATAATCACTCCTAACAAAGTAAGGGTCAAACCTAAAGTAAAAATCAATATACGTTTTAATATCATGAGAATGAGAATATTCAGGAAAAATACGCTTTTCCTTAGTGCGCCTGGTCAGCTTCATAGGCTTTCCTGTTTTACTAAATAAATATTTGTGTGTAGTAGCCATCATTCACCCTCACTTTCAATTATCCTAGCACCCATTTCAGACCGTAATGATTCAACAAATCTATCATTTTCATCACATGCTTGTGGATTGGCGACCAGTTCTTTTGAGTGGTATCCGTCAGCACCATTTAATATTGGCTTGCCGTTCACAATATAAATTGCATGCCATTCATCATGGGCTGTTTCGATATCCCATGGCACCAAATCAGGATGTAATACATGATTGTCACAGCCAAGATATTGAGCTTCGTTTGGTATAACATCATCCCAGCGCGTGCAATGCCATGTTGAATCTTCTTTAGCTGTACTAAACGCACATGTACGACAATTTACTTCTTTAGTTAGCTTTTCTTTAAAACAAAATGAATGATTAGGGCAAAATTTACATTCATAATAAGTTTCATCATCGCTTAACCCAATTGGCATGCGGTCTGACATGGTGATTTTTTGACCGCGTTCAATGGCTTTAATGGCGGCTGGTTTGTCTAGTTCTATGCGTTCTTGGTAAAGCTCGTCACTGTCTTTATTTACTGCAAGGTAAAATCCTCGGTCAATATCCTTTCCATACATGTAGACATTCAATTGTGTCCAATGTATGGGTTTAGATTCCTTTAATCCTTTTTTAACCAAATCATCAAATGATTTTTTACTATGCGTTTTAAATTCCGCTACGTGCCTTGCCTTTGGCGCCTCTGGCAATCCGCTTTCAATAATTCCATCTAGTGAGCCGCTTACATGCTTACCAAAGTTAACACGCGACTGTGAGCTTGTCGTGTTGCGAATATCTACGCCAATGGCGCGTAAATCACTGACAATGGTTGATTCTTCATTATGACCACGGCGAAATAATCTAAGGATTCTACCTTCAAAATTTTCACGGACTGCCCACCTAAAACTTAACCATAATTTACGATCACATTTTTCACCTAGCATTGAAACTCCTAGATGATAACGTGTTGGCGGCTGCTCGTTTTGTTTCTCGTGATATTTGTCAATTAAAGCTATGGTGCTGTTTGTGCTTTCAGGTATTTTCATTTTATTACCTTTATTAATGGTTATTAATTTATTTAACTAAAGTAAATTCTTTATCTTTAAACAATTCAGCTAGTCCAGTGATTTGTTTTAAGCGCAAAAGCTCATCTTTATCCATTCCAATATGCTTTAGAATCCACGCATCGCTCATACCTGACTTTGTAAGCTCCGTTACGATGTTGGACATTAACTCAATAGAATGAGAGCCTCTAGCGCGATTGTGGCGTATTGTAGAAGCCATGCGATTAGATTCATCTTTAGCAATTACCACCACTGGCAACATACCATTTTCGCGCTCAAAAATACGTTTGCTAGTTTTTAAAGTTGTATAGCGATGATAGCCATCTACAATTTCATAAATATCTTCATCAGGCAGGTAATAAGCCACGACTGGCATTGTATATCCATCCTCCCATATAGATACTTCTAGCAATTCCATTTCAGGCGGTGCAACTGAGTTGGGGTTATATGAATTAGCTCTTATTTTGTTAATTGGTATTGAAAGCACATTATAGACTGGTGATTTAAAATTCATTTTATAAAATATCCTTATATTTATTTTCTGCTTGTATTCTTAATTGAGTTTCTGTTTTTGTTGCTGAAAAACCAAGAGTTTTGCATAAATGGTCGTTCTTCATTATTGCTACACACATTCGCTTGTAGGTCGGTATTTCTGTAAATTCAGTAATATCAATATCATCTTGATATTTCATTGTCACTGGCAATTTACTAGTTTTATAGTTTGTTTTATCGTTAACGACTATCTCAATATTTAATGATTTCAACTTATAAATTAATTCACTAGAAAGACAACCGCCTTTATCTCTCCAAAAATTAATTGATACTTCAAGCTTTTTTCTATAATTATCTGCCGCCTCCTCTGGTAATGTAGTTAACAAAAATTCCATGTACGACTTCCACGTGTGGCCTTTAGGTAATTTAATATTACGCCATCCCATTGCAGTTGTACCGCCATACAATCCAGAGAAGTTAACGCCATTAGTGCGGCCTATCATTTTTCCCCAGTTCTTTGGGTCAATTACCTTATAAAGCTTTAGACTTTCAATGGCACAATCATTAAATGGACTAGCTACGCGCATTTGCTCTATACTTAGTCCAGCCATATAAAATAAATCGTAAAGATTATTATAATTCCATCCTAATTTTGCATTGGCAATCCAAATGTCATCAGCCAACCAATCATAAATTGGATAAGCGTTATAGACATTTTCATACATTTATAATGTCCAATTGTTATCTTTGTATTTATTTTTATTTTTATCACTATGAATTGCCCTCCATCGGTTCAAGCTCTCTTGCGTGCGAATTCCAACTAAGCAACATGTCTTAGTTGCTCGCATTTTCTC